AGAATGGTACCAGATGGTGTATTCTTAGATATGGACGGTTTAGCTGAAGTTGACCTGGGTAACGGTACTAATTATAATCCAGCAGAAGCACTCAACATGTATTTTCAAACTGGTTCAGTTGTAGGTAGATCGCTTACACAAGATGGGGCAATGAATGCAGGTAAAGTGCCAGTTCAAGAATTATCATCTTCTTCAGGACAAGGAAAGATAGGTGCTCTAGTTAGTACGTATAACTTTTATGTCCAAATGATTAGAGATGTCACAGGTCTTAATGAAGCTAGAGATGGTAGCTTACCTGATAGAGACACATTAGTTGGGTTGCAGAAAATAGCTGCTCAACAATCTAATATAGCTACTAAACACATTAACAATGCTAGTTTGTATTTAACGTTGAGATTATGCGAGAATATATCTAAAAAATTAGCTGATGTTGTACGTTTTCCTTTAACAGCTAACGCGTTAAAAAACTCTATATCTACTTTTAATGTTAGGACATTACAAGAAGTGGCTAATCTTAATTTGCATGACTTTGGTATATTCTTAGACTTAGAACCTGATGAAGAGGAAAAAGCACAGTTAGAGCAAAACATACAAGTAGCACTACAGTCTGGAGGTATTGATTTAGAAGACGCTATAGATCTTAGACAGATACGTAATTTAAAGTTAGCAAATCAAATGCTAAAACAAAAACGTAGACTAAAACAAGAGAGAGACCAGAAAGCAGCTCAAGCAAACATGCAAGCCCAAGCGCAAGCTAATGGTCAATTAGCAGAACAAACCGCTATGGCAGAGACACAAAAGCAGCAAATACTAACTGATCAAAAAATGCAGTTAGAGCAAGCTAAGTCTCAGTTTGAAATACAGCGAATGCAAGCTGAAGCAGGAATAAAGAGAGAGCTTATGGCTGAGGAGTTTAATTATAATGTTCAATTAGCTAAAGAAAGATTCAACGGTGAAAAGAACAAAGAAGGCGATATTGAAGATAGAAAAGATAAGCGCGCTAGAATAATAGGAACACAGCAATCACAAATGATACAGCAGAGACAAAACGATGGGACACCTATTGATTTTGAATCTACCAACGATAGTTTAGGTGACTTTGGCTTAGAAGCCTTTGGTCCTAAGTAATTTTTAATTTTATAATATTATATTATGTCAGAAGTAAATGCGGCCGTAGAGGTCAAACAAGAAGGGGATTTTTCTTTAAAAGGTAAGAAAACAAAACCTAAAAAATTAGTGGACAACACTAATAACGAACCAGTTAAAGTTGATTTAACAAAACCTGAAGCACAAGGAGAGGTTGTGCCAGACGTTATAAAGGTTGATCTAACAGAAAAAAAAGATACTGCTCAGGAATCAAACACAGAGAGTGTTGATGTAAAAGAAGCGCAAGTCGAAACTCCGGTTCAAGATGTCGTGATACAGGAGATAACCGAAGAAGAAGTAGACGAAAAAACAGTAGAGCTTTACGATCAAGCGGAGCAAGCTGTTAAGGAACAGGTTACACAAGGTAAAGCATTACCTGAAAACATACAATCACTTGTTGACTTCATGGGAGAAACAGGTGGTACAATTGAAGATTATGTAAGACTTAATCATGATTATTCTAAAGTAAACGAAAAAGTTTTACTTACTGAATACTATAAACAAACTAAACCTCATTTAGATCCAGAAGAAGTTAACTTTCTAATGGAAGATAATTTTGAATTCGATGAGGAACTTGATGAGCCAAGGGATATCAGAAAGAAGAAATTGGCTTTCAAAGAAGAAGTTGCTAAAGCCCGTAAAGAGCTAGACTCTATGAAGGATAAATACTACCAGGAAATCAAGTTGAGACCTGGTGTTACCCAAGATCAGACGAAAGCTATGGACTTTTTCAATAGGTACAATGAGCAACAAGAGCAAACTAAGACTCTTCAGCAGGATTTTAAAGTACAAACTGAACAGATTTTTAATAATGATTTCAAAGGTTTTGATTTCGATTTAGGACAAAAGAAGTTTAGATACCAAGTACCAAATCCTTCTGAGGTGGGTAAATCACAGTTAGATGTCGGTAATTTTATTTCACAATATACTGATGACAAGGGTGCTGTGACTAACCCTTCAGGTTATCATAAAGCTCTTTATGCTGCAATGAATGCGGACAAAATCGCTAATCATTTTTACGAACAAGGAAAAGCTGATGGTGTTAAAAACATCGTCGACTCTTCTAAGAACTTAAGTAATGATAAACCTAGGCAAGTTGCCGACGGTAATGTCTTTATAAATGGTTTAAAAGTAAAATCAATAAGTGGTTTAGATTCGTCTAAACTAAAAATTAAAAAACGAAAATTTTAACATTAAACTTTTAAATTATGGGAATTTTAAATCCACAATTTGGGTCGATAGTACCATCGCAGGCGCAACAAACGCTTTCGAATAACTATCTAACATTTGACGGTGCAGCTGGTGGAAACTTTGCACAACAATATTTACCTGAGCTTTATGAGCAAGAGGTAGAGAGATACGGTAACAGAACGTTATCAGGATTTTTACGTATGGTTGGAGCTGAGCTACCAATGACGTCTGATCAAGTAATCTGGTCTGAACAAAATAGATTACACATTGCATATGATAACTGTGCTAATGGTGGAGCTGCGAATACAATTACTATTCCAATTGCTGCTGACATTAACAACGTTGTATCACCTCAACAAACTATCGTAGTGATGGATGATTTTGGTGGTGAAGCAAAATGTTTAGTTGAAACATCTGACTTAAGAACAGCTGCTGGTGGTGGTACTGGTGTATTAAATGTATTACCTTACGGTTCTGCTACATTAGCTACTGAAGGATTAGTTGGTGCTGTAAAGATATTTGTTTACGGTTCTGAATATCCAAAAGGAACAAACACTACAATTGCTGGTCAAGCTGCTGGTGTTGCTGTTGCTGGTAATGATTATCCAATCGCTACTGTAACTCCTGAGTTTACTCAGTTCTCTAACAAGCCAATTATCATTAGAAACCAATATTCAATAAACGGTTCTGACACTGCTCAGATCGGTTGGGTAGAAGTTGCTACTGAAGATGGAACATCTGGATACTTATGGTACTTAAAAGCAGAGTCTGAAACAAGACTACGTTTTGAGGATTACCTAGAGATGTCTGTTGTAGAAGGTGAACAAGTTGCTGCTGGTTCTGGTATTACAAGCGTAACTGGTACAGAAGGTTTGTTTGCTGCTATTGAAGACAGAGGTAACGTACAAGTTGGATTCTCTGCTGGAACTGGTATTAGTGACTTTGATGATATTCTTAGAAACTTAGATACTCAGGGAGCAATTGAAGAAAACATGTTATTCTTAAACAGAAACACTAATCTTGATTTTGATGATATGCTAGCCGCTATCTCATCTGGAGGAAACGGTGGAACTGCTTTTGGATTATTTGAAAACTCTGAAGAAATGGCATTGAACTTAGGTTTCTCTGGTTTCAGACGTGGATCTTACGATTTCTACAAAACTGACTGGAAATACTTAAACGATGCTTCTACTCGTGGTGCAATGACGGGACCTGCTTCTATTGAAGGTGTATTAGTTCCTGCTGGAACAAGTACAGTTTACGATCAGATCTTAGGTACTAACATTAGACGTCCTTTCTTACACGTAAGATATAGAGCGTCTCAAGCAGATGACAGACGTATGAAGTCTTGGTTAACTGGTTCTGTTGGTGGAGCTTTCACTAGCGATCTAGATGCTATGACTGTAAACTTCTTATCTGAAAGATGTTTAGTTGTACAAGCTGCGAATAACTTCGTATTATTCAAAGGAGTGTAATTACTCGAGATTAATGTAATTCTTACCCTCGTTATATCAACGGGGGTAATTATTACTTTTATAAATTATTTAATTATATTATATTATGGCTAAAAAAGCTGAAGCAAAAAAAGTTGAGGTTGCTCCTCAAGAAGTTATAGTAGCAAAAAAAATTGCTACTCCAGTACAACCCACAAAACCAGAGTGGGAAATAAAACCTAGAACCTATATTGTTAAAGGTAACAAACAACCATTAACATTAACAATTCCAGGTAAACATACTAGAAAAAATCCTTTATTGTATTTTGATTTAGATCAATCTAAGCAAAGGGAATTAAGATATGCTACAAACATGAACAGTCCTTTTATAGATGAACAAAAAGGAGAAGCAACGTTAGGGCATATTACTTTTAGAGATGGTGTACTTACAGTTCCGCAAGAAAATCAAATCTTGCAAAAACTACTAAGTAAATACCACCCATTAAAAGATAAAAAATACTATGAGTTTGATTCTGTTATAGAAGCAGAAGATGATTTGGATATTATAGAATTAGAAATTCATGCGCTTAATGCCGCGATGGAAATGGATGTAGATCAAGCTGAAGCTATACTTAGAGTTGAAAAAGGTAGCTCTGTTTCTAATATGAAATCTAAAGAACTCAAAAGAGATTTGTTATTGTTTGCTAAAAGAAAACCAGAACTGTTTTTAAGTTTAGCTAATGATGAAAACGTTCAATTAAGAAACTTTGGTATAAAAGCTATTGAAGCTAGAATAATTAACTTGTCACAAGATCAAAGAACTTTTCACTGGGGTTCAAATGACAGAAAATTATTTACTGTACCATTTGATGAAAACCCATACTCAGCTTTAGCCTCTTGGTTTAAAACTGACGAAGGTGTAGAAGTTTACAAATCTATAGAAAAAAGAGTATAAACAAGTGATACTAATATATTAGGGTATCATATTAATGGTACCCTGGTGTATTATAATTCAAACAAACATGGCTATAAATGTAAACACTGTATATCAGACAGTCTTATCTATTATAAATAAAGAACAAAGAGGTTACCTAACACCTGCTGAATTTAATACAGTAGGAACACAGGTTCAATTAGATATATTTGAAAAGTACTTTGAAGACTTAAATCAACAATTAAGAGTACCACAAGCGGATGTTGACTACGCTGACAGGGTAATGAACCTTGACGAAAAGTTAGCAATATTTAAAACATTTGGACAAGCTCAATACGACAATGTGAGTAATCCAGGTCTTGCGTATTTTAAACTACCTACTACAGATGCTTATGGAGCTACTGTAGACTTCTACAGATTAGGTACTGTTATATACAAAGACGATAGAGGTAATCAGATAGAACTACAAAGATTACCAAGAACAGATTTCTACAACATAGAAAGATCTCCTTTAACAAAATCAACCAAAAGTTTTCCTACTTATTTATATGAGAATAGAGGCGATGTTAATGTATCTGGCCAACCAATAAACAACCATTTACAAAATGTAATATATGTTAATCCTGTTGACATAACTAGCAACATAGAGGTTGATTACGTAAGAAAACCTATTCCACCTATATGGGGTTTCTCTACAGCTGGTAGAGGTCAATACATATTTGATGGAAATTATTATGACGCTGGACTAGGAACTGGATCTAGAGATTTCGAGCTGCATGAGTCAGAACAAGTTAACGTTATATTAAGAATACTAGCGTATGCTGGAATAATAATACAAGATCCTTCTATAGTTCAAGTAGCCTCACAACAGGTTCAAGGAAAAGAAGTTAATAAAAAAAGCTAATAGATGGGAGTTATAAACGAAACTAATCAACAATACTACGCTGGAGCTCAAGGCTTTGTAGTGCAGCAACCTGCAGGTGAAAGCGATTTTACTTTTACCTTTGATACAAATCTAGTGTTTGGCTCTTTTGATCCTTCAAATATAGATTATCAAAAAAACAACTTTAAATTATACTCCAGTATTGATGGTATAAACTATATAGAATATGTAGCTGCTTATAACGTGGTTGGTAACACTGTTTCTTTAGTGGCTTCGTTACCATTTAACAACGTGTTGGTTTGTCAGTTAAAAAGACTCGATGGTGGTAGCTATGGAGATAGAGATGCTTATGGAATTACCACGGAACAAAACTATGGTAGTTACGAATATGTAACATTAAGCGATGTTGTTAATAACTTTATAGTTGCTTATGTTGGAGCTGGTAAACTGATACCAAGCGTTAAAAGAACAGACTTAATATTTCATGCTAAAAGAGCTTTGCAGGAATTTAGCTATGATACTCTTAAAAGTATAAAATCTCAAGAGCTAACAATACCACCTAGCTTAAGCGTAGTTATACCACAAGACTATGTTAACTACGTGCGTATGTCTTGGATAGACCAAGCTGGTGTACAAAGAATTATATACCCAGCAAATAATCTAACTAATTCCCCCTACAGCACTCCACTACAGGATTCTGAAGGTGTACCGACTCAAGATAATTTTGGCGAGAATATAGAAGGTACATCGATAACAGAGGAAAGATGGAAGAGCAATAGTCAAGGTATTTTAGAAGGAGAATTCAACGCTAGTGTAGACTGGGCCGGATTTGATTGGGGTTACGGTGGAATGTGGAATCTAGGTTATGGGCAATTATATGGAATAGACCCACAATATTCTCAAGTAAACGGATGGTTTAATATGAACGACAGAGAAGGTAAGATATCTTTCTCAAGTAATCTTGTTGGCAAGCTTATAATACTAGAATACATATCTGATGGACTAGCATATGATATGGACAGTAGAGTACCTAAACTAGCAGAAGCTGCTATATACGCATACCTATCACATGCTGTGTTAGCAAGTAGAATAAATCAACCTGAGTATATAATAAACAGATTGAAAAGAGAAGCTAGCTCTAAACTAAGAAATACTAAAATAAGATTGTCCAACATAAAGCTTGGTGAAATAGTTCAAGTTATGAGAGGAAAATCTAAATGGATTAAACACTAGAATAGTATGGCAATCTTTAAAAATCTTTTTATAAAATCTAAAATGAACAAGGATCTTGATGATCGCTTGTTACCGCAGGGTGAATATAGAGATGCAGAAAATATACAGGTTAGTAAATCAGAAGGAGAGGATGTAGGAGCATTAGAGAATGTTTTAGGAAACTCTGAATTTATTGATTTTACAGATATAACTAGCAACACCAATATACAGTGTATAGGTTATTTAGTCTCAGAGATTAATTCTTGCTTTTACTTTTTCTTAACTGACAACGACCAGGAAGCATACAAGCCCACTGCTGAAAACTATATAGTAAGATCAATTATATCACAAGGAACAATTACTCAAAATGAGATATTAGTGCGAGGTGCTTTTTTAAACTTCTCTACATTGTATCCAATATATGGTGTTAATCTACTTGAAGA